GCAAATCCGTACCCTGCCTTCGCGTTAAACCATTTCACTCGACATTGAGACATTTTTATTCATTATACTTTTTTTCTCTTTATATTCTTTTTTTTATTTCTATTTAAAGCTTTCCTTTTCTTTTTATTACATATGGAGTTGAACGCACTTAATAATTCAAAACATGCTTCGTCTCAAACAAACAAAAATTCTATATACTCAAAAAATATTTTAACTATACAAACCCTCCAAATCGCTCCTTTTCGCACATTAATGGCCGCACTCAAAGATATTCTCTTAGAAACTAATATTATTTTTACTAAAGAAGGCATTAAAATTATTAATATGGACAAATCACACACCATTCTCGTACATTTGAATTTGGAAGCTCCTAATTTCGAAATGTATGATTGCAAAATGGATAAAATAATTATCGGGGTTAATATGCTGCATTTATTCAAACTGATTAATAGTATAGATAATGACGACACATTGACCATCTATATCGAAGAAGCGGATTATACGGACGGTATAGTGCAATATCTGGGATTAAAATTTGAGAATGGTACTATAAAGCAACACAAGATTCAAAAACTCCGTTTAATTGAACCAGACAATGATGAGCTTGCCGTGCCGGACGTGAAATTCTCTTCAGTGCTTAATTTACCTTCAGCCGATTTTCAAAAGATTATTCGCGATTTGTCTTGCATTTCCGATAAAATAGAAATTAAAAGTATTGCCACGGTCGATGGCGTAGAATTAATTTTTAAATGTACGGGGGGTTTTGCACAGGCCGAAATTCGCCGGACCGAATCAGATGGAAATATGGAATTCATAAAAAAACAAGAAATTAGTAAAATTATTCAAGGGGAATTTTCCCTAAAGAATCTGAGTTATTTCATTAAATGTACGAATTTATGTAGCCAAATTGAGATTTACTTGGAAAACAACTTGCCTTTAGTAGTGAAATATAATGTAGCTAGTCTCGGTGTGATTATGTTAGCGCTGGCTTCTATTCCATCATCTTAAAATTAATATAATAATTATAATATAATATAATAATTATAATATAATAATTATAATATTAATATTGTTAATATTATAATAATTTGCATTACATATGTTTTTTGAATAAACAACCTTGGGATGTAAGTCCACCGGCGATTTCGGTAATAACTTTGGGGTTTTGATAATCGCAGGTATCTAACCAAATCTTTATAATACAGAAATTTTTCTTGGGAGAAATAGTAATTCCGTTGATATGTTTACGGATAGTTTTATCTTCAGATAAAGACTCGCCTACTAAAATATATGATAACATTTTCCAAACTGCCGACACGTTTTTATTATTAATTTTATATGAAAAGCATCCGCCCTTACAATTTAAAGGGTCTTCCCACATAGGGTTTATACCCTTGCGCATCAAAAATAACATGCAATTATTAATCATTTTTTCGGGTAAAGTCTCGTATAATGCTATTGTTTGTTCGACCGTAGCTAAAGTAGAAATTTGCTTATAGCTTTTTAGAGTCCAGTCTATATCATGAGGTAAATGACCCCATAAAGTCCAGTTATCATATAGTTTATTGAATGTAGCACTTGCAATAGCTGGTAAACTTGCATTAACCTGCAAACCTTCCATTTTTGTGGATATGGAACTATCCATTGTTTATAATATATATCAATTTTTTAATATAGTTTAATATATTATTTAAACGCCTAATATATATCCATTTTCCTCTATTAAAATATAATTGTCCGGAGTTAATTTTATAAAATTTATATCATGGTCCATAATATGACAAGTATAATGGTCAGCATCCTGAATAGTGATACCATAATATCGTTTTAAATACCACTGAATAAATACTCTATCTAATATTATATTTCCATTTATATAGAAATTATCTACACTAAAGTCAACGTTATACTTCTCTCTATTAAATATAATCTTAATATCCATAAATTTAATATTACTAATATTATACTCAACACCATTACCTATGAGTTGTGTTTCATATAATCTTAGCACATTGTATGTATCGTAATTTTTAGTTGGTTCCTTATATAGCACCATATCGTAATTGTTATTTTTAATGTCGCCTATATTTAATTTAAATTGACTAAGATTATACACTTTTACTTCATCACCATTCTTAATACAGGTAATAACCACGGTAGTTTTGGTTAATAACTTATTGATAGATATCTTTAACTTTTGACAAAACAGATATGCCGAGGCATATGTTCTTAAACCATATAATCCTGCGTGTATATATATGTGGTTCATTTGCGTGGGAAAAATAAAATCACATATTTTTTTTGAAATTAAAAAGATAAATACAGTATTACATATGGTATTAAATGTGATATTAAATGTGATATTAAATATCATTATTATATAAATAATGATATTGGTTTAAATCCTTTATTTTATTTACGATTACATTTTTTGGTGGGTTTTTTTGGTGGGTTTTTTACTATAATCTTGTTTTCCTTGGGACGGGTGTAGTCCGAAGGTGATGAGTAACAGTGCAGTAATTACAGTCATGGTAATAAAGGGAATAAATACAATAAACCACGATATTATGCTCAAGCCTCTTTGACAAAGCAGGTTTAATAAAAATGTAAAAATTATCATTACTATGACTTTTACTACAGCTGTATTATACATGCGTTTAAACAAATCAATTATAATTTGTGTTGTCGAGAATGCAATATACAATAGGGCGGGGGAACAGATATCACTTATATCCATATATTATTATTATATATTATATTATTAGAAAAATGTTGGTTCTCCTAAAATAAATTGACCTATTTTATCACCGACTTCTTCATTACTACCAATACTATAGATGGCTCCATTATCTTCATTACTAGTATAAAATTCGGTACCATCTATCTCTATAATAAATACTTCTTCATCTTCTTCTTCGACTTCGTCTTCTTCGACTTCTTCTACTTCGACTTCTTCAACTTCTTCTTCGACTTCTTCTTCTTCAACTTCTTCAACTTCTTCTACTTCTTCTTCGACTTCTTCTTCTTCTTCTACTACTTCGACTTCTTCTTCCTGAAGATTGTTTACTAAATTATATATATCTTTAATATGGTCGCTAACATTGACTTGTATATCATTATTAAATTTTGTAATATTTAATGTAACTGATGCAGTGTCTACACTAGGTAAAACGTCTGTATTAGGTAAAACGTCTACACTAGGTAAAACGTCTACACTAGGTAAAACGTCTACACTAGGTAAAACGTCTGGAATAGGTAAAACGTCTGGAATAGGTAAAACGTCTACACTAGGTAAAACTTCTGTATTAATTTCCACGTCTGTATTAGTTTCCACGTCTGCATTATGTTTTGATAAAATACCACTACCTAATTTTATTTTTAATTCACGATTCTCTTCCTGTAGTTGCTTATATTCAGGCATACTGTACATAATATCAATCAATGTTTGATATTGTTTATTTGTAAATTCTATCTTCTCCATAAAAGGCGTAAGTGTATTTCTCATAGTCTGTGAAAGTTCTTTTAATACTAATTCAACTAAATCGCTCATTTAGGTATTGCTATTATATTAATATAGTATTCGTTTAATACAATTTAGAAAATACTTTATTTTATATACAATGGCTGACTTAAACGCTGACTTAACCACCGAACAAATAGAGGAAAAAATACAACTTATCCAAAGACAAACCGATTATACTTACGCCGAGGCGAGAGAAAAACTAGAACTAAATAATTATAATATTACGAATGTAATACGTAGCTATTTACTTCCGGGTGTAACCAAAACTAAACCAACAACTCCCTCGTTATCTATTAATCAACAGATTTATAAAGAAATCAGAACATTAATGGATGAAATAGAGGTAGCTAAACAAAATAGTTATATACAAAAATAGTTATATACAAAAATAGTTATATACAAAAATAGTTATATACAAAAAATGGTTATATACAAAAATTGGTTATATACAAAAATAGTTATATACTCGCATTTACTTACTATTGAAAGTTTCATTTAATATATCCGTTTTATTTTGCTTGGTTTTTCTTTTAATTTTATACTTTCCGGTCGTTTGTAAATTGTCTTGTACCATAATATCATCATTATATTCATGTAATTCAGGCAAAACGCGCGATAAGGGTTTATCTACAACAATTAATAAACGTTCGCTTTTAAACAGACGTCTATATTCTTGTATAGTTAAAGTGCCGTAGTACTTATTCAAAGTATAATAAGGATCCGGAGCTGGTTTAATATTTTTTGTATAATTAAAGATTTTATTATAAATATGATTTAATAAATAATATCTTTCAAATCTGGTGGATATATCAATTGTTTCTTTGAATAGAAAAGCCGTAGCACACTCAGGGCTACAAAAACAACCGTAACATTGATATATATTATTAATCTGATGTTTTGGGATATAAACCGGCGGATTATCAAACGGGCAAGTACACCAGAAACAATCGGATTTTTTATCTGAAATATTATTATTTTGTAAATTACGGGTAATATTTTTAATTTTAGCGTTAAGATTTTTTAACTCGGCGTCTACCGAGGAATTATTCGTAACATTAGTGGTATTTGTTATTACTTCCGGGTTATTGTCTATAACATAGTAACCGAGTTCTGTTCCTTTGTTTTTTTCAAACTGATAAGTATCAAATTCTTTACAATCATAGGTTAACGAAGCAGAATTTAAATCAGACATTTTGCATTTTAAATGCAGAATAATATTTGGTTCGTGCACAACGGTGGTTTCTTCTATCATAGAATCCAGAATAATCTTACCACCTTTAGGTTTTCTACCTCGTTTTTTGTGAATTTTTATAGTTTCGTCGGTTTCTTCTACCGTAGGCTCATCCACCGTGGGCTCTTCAACGGCGGGATCATCAATGGTAGGCTCATCAATGGTAGGCTCATCAATGGTAGGCTCATCAATTGTAGGCTCATCAATGGTGGGCTCAACAATAGTAGGCTCTTCCACTGTAGGCTCCACAATAACGGAATCATCTGAAGAAGATTCTTCGACTTTATTTTTTGGTTTACGTCCACGTTTCTTTTTACATATATTTAATTGTGAATTAACTTCCT